CTTAAAGGTAAGTCAAACTATCAATGTGAAGTTGATGATAGATTTACTGTAGAATTAGCTCCTTGTTTACATTTGCCTAAAATAAAAGAAGAGTGTTGGGCTAAAAATAAATGCCCTTACTATGAAGATCGTAATACTGCACTTACTTCAACTTTTAGTACTCTTAACTATAATATGTTTTTCTCTCTACCTGATCATTTAAAAAGAAGACAGTATATTATATGCGATGAGGCTGCTGAACTTGAGGATCAACTTGTAAAAGAGTTTTCTTGTACTATAAATTTTGAAAGCTTAACTAAGCTTGAAGTAAATATAAAGCCGTTTTATTCTAAAAATAGACTTCAAGTAGTGAAGTGGATTAATGAGCTCGTTTTGGATTTAAATGATAGAATTGAACAACTAAAAGATATAACAAATAATAATTCTGCAAATAAAAAATTTATTATCGAATCAAAAAAGAATTTAATTACATTAAGAAATTTACATTCAAAATTATCTTTAATAATTGATACCTGGAATGAAAGTGAATACCTATTTGAGACAGATAAGAAAGGTATAACGTTTATGCCTTTAAAGGTAGATAAACTTGCTAATCATTTATTTAAATATGCTGATAAAGTAATTTTAATGTCTGCTACTATTATTGATCCTAATAACTTTTGTAAAAGTTTAGGAGTTAAAAAGTTTAAATATATCGAAGCTGAGTCTTCATTTGATGCAAATAATGCACCTATATATTGCAATACAAAAGTAAAATTAAATTATCATAACTTAAAGCGTAGTTTACCTAAAGTTGTAAAACAAATACAAGATATTTGTGAGTTTCATAAAAATGACAAAGGTATTATACATACACATAATAATACTATAACTTCGTTTCTATCTAATAAGTTAACCGAATCGCGTTTTCTAATAAGAGAACCAGGTGTACGTAATGAAGTTATTTTAGAACAGCATTACGATAATGATGACCCAACAGTATTAGTTTCACCTTCTATGTCTCATGGAGTTGATTTGAGAGATGACCTTGCAAGATTTCAAATTATAGTAAAAGCACCTTATCTACCTACTAAAGATAAAAGAATCGAAAAATTAATGAAAGATAATTTTGATTG